GTAACGCTCTCGGCCCGACCGTAGTAGTTGCCGTACACCGCCGTCCCGACCGCGGCGTTCCCGCTTCCACTCGGTCGTTCGCCATTGGTCGGCACGCGGCTGGCGTCGATGTTCAACGCGCCCGTGCCATGCTCAAGCGCGTTCTCCGCGAACGTCAACGGCGTCGGCTTCCGCACGAGCAGCACCGGCTCCCACGCGGGCTTCAACGCCGTGCCGAACCCCTGCCAATCCCCCGACAGGTTGTGCGACTTCGGGAATCCTTGCCCGTACAACCACATGAGCGTGTCCCGAACCTCGAACCCGGCATCCTCCAACGCGACGGCGAGCCGGTGGAACGTGCGCGTGCCGCCGAACACCAGCGCGAACGCGCCCGGCTTCAACACGCGCAACGCCTCGGCCCATACATCGACACCCGGCACCACCTTGTCCCAATCGCGGCCCATGAACTCCAGGCCGTAGGGCGGGTCGGTGAGCATGGCATCGAACGAGTCGGCTGGCAGGGTCGGTAGCGCGTCCATCACGTCGCCAGTTAGCACCGTCACGGCCACCTCAGTTGCGTGCTGAAGCCAACACGGAGCACATCTGACGTGCCGAGGGCGGGCGCTACCTCGGGTGTGCGCACGTCCACCCACGCGAACCACGAGCCGTTAGGCGGGCCGTACGACACCGTGATGTAGCCCGCCACGTGCCCGTCGAGCTGCCCCGAGTAAGCGGCGCGGGCTTCCACCCCCACCGTCACCGCGAAGCCCGCCACGGACCACACAGGCCGCTCCACCATGCAAAGCGCAGCCCAGGATGGCGCGGCCACCTGGCACGTGAGTGTCGCCAACGCGCCGTTCGTCCCGGAATACGGGACGTTCTGCGATTCCGCGACACTCGGATTTGTCGACGAGACCCCCTCGGGATTGTCAGGGGTTTGGGCGAGCGCGAACCCGGTCAGCAGCGCGGCGAGGGTCAGGAGGCGACGCACTCACGCCGCCGGTTGGGAGTTTCCCGAACCACCCGCCCGCTTCAACGCCAAGTCAGTAACGGTCGCGGCGAACGTCGCCTGCACCCCGAACACCACCCACTGCACGAACGCCCCATCGATCACGTCCGCAACGCCAAGGCCGACCGCTAGGCCGATGCCAACAGCGGCGGCGAGGATGTGAACCGCGATGCCGTCAAGGGCCTTGAGGACGTGGGTGCGTAGGTACGCGACGGTGCCCCACACGGCGGCGCCGAGCAGTGCAACCTCGCCCCATTGGGAGGGGTCGCTTTGGTCGGCGGGTAGGCCGATGAGGTTCGCTAAGAGGCCGAGGGCCAACAGAATCAGTCTGGACATGGTTTCTCCTTCGTTGTGACGAGCGGGACCAACAGAACGACCCACCACAGAACGACCCACCAGAATGGCGGGCCGGAAGATGCTCGATTTCGCTGCGCGACTATCACCCCCAATCCCGGGCGGTGTAACGGCGGGTCAGGCCGCGCCCCAAGACGAGGACCACCCCCTCTCAGGTGAGAACAGCGTCACGAAGGATGATGCCGAGATTCACACTCCCAACACGCGGACGCGCCAACGGGTCCGACGGGTCCTCAGTGAACCGCGACGACGAACCCAACAAGCTCACGAAGTACTCGGTGGCGGTCCCGTCCGGGTCCCACGCGAGCAACCACGGGTACGTGAAGTGAAGCACCGTGTCCGCGTTGCGCGGGGTGAAGGTGGAGCCGTGAACCGTCAGCACGTCACCGCGGTCGTTCACGCCGCGGATCTCGTGGTGCGCTCCGATGTCGCCCGCGATGGCGTACCCGTCGGGCCTCTCGGCGATGGCGTACTGCGTGATGGTCCGCATGACCCTCGCCGCGAAGAGGTCGGGGAAGTCGGGCCACGCGCCGTCCAGCCAGGCCGGTAGTGCGTCCATGACGACGAGGCCCGCGTAGGTCGTGGGTTGGTGGTAGTTCTGGCTGCTGGGGTCTTGTTCCGTGCCGTGCCCCGTGTAGTGCAGCGTGCGCGGCCACGTGGCGGCCTCACCGAATCGACCCTCGTACCGGTAGAGGTTGCGGCGCGCGAATAACTCGCGGAAGCCCAATGCGCCGATGCCCCGCGCCGTCGAGTCACCCAGTAGCGTGCCCAGGTACAGGTGCAGCGCCGAGTCGCCGGTGTGCGTGTGCGTGTGCTGCCGACTGAATAGTGGCCAGTCGGGTTGGTTGTTCACGCCGGCGCGTTGCGTCGTGCTCGAGTTGGTGAAGTACTTGTGCGTGTTGCCCTTGTGATTCAGCGCCCACCCAGGCTCGCCCTTCGTTTCGGGGCCGCGCCACATGGGGATGAAGTGCTCAGTGAGGTACGCCCGCCACTTGAGGGCCGCTGCGGCGTACCGACTGCCCAAGTCGGCGGCTTCCCTGGCGGCTATCGCGATCTGCGCTATGGGCACGTGCGCGAGCGGCGCGTCCTGCACGTGATACGTCGTGCCGCGATGCGTGGCGCTGTCGTTCTGGTACCGCCGCCACGTCAGGTACGGGCTGGCGGGGTACTTCGCGGCGTCCGGGTCTTCCCCTCGGTACCCAACGGCGAGCTGCGCGTACTGAATGTCGCTGATGCGGATGAGTTCGTCCAGGATGCGCGTCCAGCCCGTGAGGCGGTACGCGAGGAGCAGGTCGGCGTGGGTCGCGCCGAGCGTGCGGCCGTAGTGGTACGTGTTGTCCCTCGCCGCGAACTCGTCCAGCGTCACGTACGTCGACGCCGGCGGGGGCATGTACCGCGCGGTGCGGTGATTCTCGATCAACCACCGCAACCCATCCCAGGCTCTCCTGGCCTCGCCTGTCAGCGCGACACCGTTCTTCAGGACCGGATTGTCCGGATCGAAGCCCGGACGCGGGGAAAGGTCGAACACCACACCCGAAGGCGGGAGTGGGGGGTCGTCGGGTGGGGCGGGCGGCGGTTCGGGGTCATCCGGCGGGTCGTCGTGCGACCCCTCCAACGCGGCGACCCTCACCTCGAGGCTCGTCACGGTGGCGTTCAACGCGATCGCGGCTTCACTGCTCGCTACCGCCCTGACCCGCGCGTCGGCGGCCACGCTCGCGGCGTCACCCGCCGCTCTCGACGCTGCCTCCGCGGTCGTCAACGCCCTGCCTGACACCGACTCGGCGGTTCGCGCCTCAGCCTCGGCTCTGGCGCTGCGATCCAGCGCCGTCGCGACCGTCGCTTTGACCTTCTCAAGCGCGGTCTCTAGCGCTTCGATGCGTTGCAGTCCGGCGTTGCCTAGTCCACTCACGTTCTCACCTCCCTGTTCTCCTGATGCGCCGCATGAACCGTCGGCGGATGAACGCCACCCACCTACGACTCATGCCGCGTCAATGTCGAGCTTCCACGAACCGTCGGCCCTCCGCGTCCTGGTCACGAGGTGCGGCGTTCTCACGATGGCGGGCTCGCGTGACAATGCCGCGAGCGCCTGCCCCACCGCCTTCCCCAACGTGGGGTGGTTGTCCACGATGACCTCATGCACCCCGAGCTGGTGTTGCTCCGGTCTGGGGTCGAGCAGGTCGAACTTGTCGAGGATGCTGACGACCTTCGGGTAGATGTTGGGGTCCGTCGCCCACCGGTACGGCCCGAGAATGAACAGGCCCGTCAACCACGCCAACGGGTTCGCCCTATGCTCCACCGCCCACGGGTACAACCTGGCGGCGATCCCGGCGTAATCCGTCACGGACTCCAACCACGTCGAGTAGCGGCGGAAGGGTCTGGTGACCGTCACCCACTCGCCGTCGACGTACTCGCGCGTTGGGAGCGAGATGGTCGGCCCCACCCACGAGCCTTTCGTGGCGCCGAATAGGTTGTTCGCCTCCCGCGTGAGTTGCGATTGGCCCCACCCGCTCTCGAGGGCGGCGTGCGCGGCTGTCGCCTCGGGATTCACCCCCACCACGCCAACCGCGATGCTCCGGACTGCTTGTATGAACTCACGTTGCGTCAGGATGCGCACCTCCAAAGAAGAACCCCGCCGGGTGGCGGGGCGAGTGTGGCGTTGAGTTGTGGGTTAGAAGATTCGCGCGGTCAACTTACCGTCATGCTTTACCAACGCAGGCCGCGCGGGACGGTTGGGTCGTGAAGCGCGACGGGCGGTACGATCTGGTGAATAGCAGCGTTCACGAGAAGCCGAAGTCCGCGTAGAGCCTGTAGTCGTTACTGGTTCCGCCCGATGACCACCAAGAACACCAGCACGGCCGCGGCTAGGGCCGCGTGCTTCACGCGGGTGGCCGAATGATGAACGCCAAGCTAGCCCATGAATCCCGATCGATTCCCCACGTGCCGCCGCTCAAGCTCTCGCTGTTCGTCACGAGCGAGTTTCGAACTGCGACACCACTCGCGACGTCGCCCACATCCTCCTTACGCAACTCGGTGTAGCCCGCGCTGAGCGTCAGCAACGGGTCGGTATCCACTGCCGCGCCCCAGACCAGGAGGCCGCCGCCATCGGTGCCGCCCGCCGTGAATGCGGGCAACGCGACAGAGCCGGAAGTTGCGTCGGCGCTTTCATCCGTGCCGGTCGCGCCGATCGGGGTGCTCGCGTCGAACGCGCCCGCCGCAACACGAAAGGTCGTGGCGACAAATCCTTCTGGGCCGCTCGGTGTGAAGTCTAGGTTTCCGGCAGACCACGCGCCGGTGGCGATCGCGTACCAGGCTTGCAGTCGAACTTCGGTGAATGGGCTGACGACGGGGCCGGCGATGCTGACGAACGACTCCCCGTTGGGCCCGGAGGGGGGCGCAACCGTCGGCCGGTCAAAGCTGTCGTCCCATCCGATGACGGCAACCGCTAGGTCCCCGGTGGAAAGCGCGGGGAAAGCTACGGACCAAGGCGAAGTAAAGTTGTTGCTACTGCCGGTTACGTCGAGCGCTTCGGGTGGTCCCTCGCCGCCACCTCCGCCGCCGGTCGGTGGTTTCGTCAGCCCGAAGCGCGTGAGTAGGCCGAGGGCGTTCATGCGAGTCCGCCCGCGACGAGCCACGTGTCGGTCGCTACCTTGACGAGCGAAGCCGTGGCGTACTGCGCGGAAAGTGCTTCGCTGCCCGCACTGACGCCGTTCACTGTCACGCCGGTGTCGCCTTGTATCGTGAGCGTCCCGGCACCGAGTTGCGCGACGGCGATGACGGTGCCAACGTCGAACGCGACGGTGCCGTTCGTGGGGATGGTGAACGCGACGGCGCTACCGTTGTCGCTTGTGACGAGCGTCCCAGCGTCACCGAGCACGAGGGTGTAACTGGTGCCGGTCTGCGCGTTGATCGAGACGGGGTCGCCGGGCTGCATCGCCGTGTCCGCCAGGGTGCCTTGCGCGGCGGTGGCGAAGTCTCCCGCGTCGGCCGCAGCGGCCGACCCGAGCGTTAGTGGCGCCCAACCGCTGCCCGTGTCAGCGAGCACATCACCGACGCTCGACCCAGCCGTCGTAACGTCCGTGAGGTCGTCAAGCGCCAGGCTGACGCTACCAGCGTCCCCGAACACGAGAGCGCCGGACGCCACGACAAGCGTTCGTCCGTCCGCCTCACCGGACGGGTCCGTCGCTGGAACGCGCGCCTTCAACCACAGGATGTAATCGAGGAGCGCCTGGAGGGTCGTGCCGTTGAGGATGGTCCCCCACGTGTCCGTATCCCCACCGACAGTGGGTACGGTGAGGGTCGACTGCGGCTCCGTCGCGGAGCCGTTGAGTGTGCTCATGCGTAACCTCCCGTCCCGAACTGCCCCATGCCGTACCGGAGCGCACCGTAATCACCCACGCCCGCCGCCGCACCGTAATCACCCGCGCCGTAAGCGCCGCTCCCGTACCCCGTCATGGCGTCCGCCGCCCACCACGGGAAGCCCCACGCGGACAGGTAGCGTGCTTTCAACGCGGTCACGAACGACCACGGGTAGTAATCGAAGTCTTCCACCGCGAACGGCGTGGTGGTCATGGGGACGTTCTGCGGGCGGTCGACCGGGGTGCGCTCAGGCTTCTCCCTCACCGCTGCTGGGGGGTTCACGAGCGCGCCACGGCGATCTTCGCGGAGAGCGTCACTCGGTAGTCTTTGTCCTTCACCAAGCCGCTCGGGGAATCGAACCGAAACGTGAACAGCGGCCGTTGACCTAACGCGGCGTACGCACCCGTCAACTCGTAGCCGGCCAAGGTGACGCCGGAGGCTTGTGGGCCGTAATCCACTGTGACAATGCGCTCGAACGAACCGCTTGCGTACGCCTCAGTGCCTATCAGTCCTTGATTGGGGACCCCCAAAGCCTTGGTGCCGCCGTTGGAAGCGTACGTGGTCGTCACGGCGGTAACAGGTGAGATTCGCAGGGCGGAATTCCACAGCCCCAAGTGGTTGAACTCCTGCTCGGTCAAGCCGGCGGCGCCTTCGTGCGCCATGCTGCTAATGTCGAAGGTGCTGTAACCGTCGATCAAGAGCGTCCCATCGCTCGTCATGCTCGTCGGGGACACGGTACTGAGTAGGTCGTACGTGATGATGAGCAGCTCGTCACTCGTCTTCGTGATGGGCGTCGGGACTTCGCTTTCGTCCTCGAACAGGGCGCGGGTGAGCACGGTTGTGCTGTCGTCACTGCCGCCGCCGAACTCGGCTAGGTTCCCGTTCGCTTCGTCGTAATCGAACACGCGGACACGTCGGAACTGCCCGACGCCGGTAGATGGCAGCGTAACCTCCCCGTCCGTACCGAGGCTCATGGTTTCGTTTGTGCGCGCCGACTCAGTTCCCAACGCCGAATCGCTTGTGGTCGGCGCTGCGTTGCCCGTACCCACGTGAATCCAATTCGTGAGCTGCGCGAACCGCAACTCCATCGAGAAACTAGTCGGTTGGGTGGTGCCGCTCAAACCGTAGTTCAGGCCGCCATCGGTGATGAGGTTGCCCTGCACGTGATCCCACACGCGTTGCCATGCGCGCTTGTTCCGGTCGACGCGGACGGGTACGCGTTGCCCGTTCCGACCGAGTTTCGCAACGTGAATCTGCCCGCGAATCCCGATGGGTACGCGGGCGTTGACGGACACGGGCTGAACCCGAGGTCGAATAATCATGGTAGCGAGTACGCTCCTTCCCGCGCTGTCGCAGTGACGAGTAACGCCGCTTCAGCCTCGCTGCGGCGAATCGCGGCGAACGCGTACTCGCCCGCTTGGACTGAACTCGTAACGACCAGGTCGTCACTAGCGGCATAGCGCCGCGCCGCGATCGCGTACTCCCCGGAGTTCGCCGCGAGTGACACGACGAGTTCCTCGCTAGAGGCATAGCGCCGCACTGTTGAGGCGTACTCCCCCGCAATCGACTCAGCGGTGACGTTCACGCCCTCGACCGGGTTCACGCTCCACGCGGCGCGAGCGTACACGCCAACCTCCGCCGCGGCGACCGTAGCGAGGGTGTCCTTGTGGAACACGGGGTACAAGTCGCTCACGACCGCCTCGAACGTCGACCCGGTGGGAATCACCGCCCCGGTCTCGTCACTAGCCTTGAGTTGGAACCTGTACGCGCCGGTGTCCACAGCGTCCAGCACCCGCGCCTCATTGAACGTGTGGTGGTCATGCGCGGTGGCGAAGTTCTCCGCCTGAATGCGGTACCGCAACGTGAGCCGGTCCTCGCTCAAGAACCACAGGACCACGTCCGAGTCCGTCACGTCCCGGTTCACGGTCGCGTCCATCAACAGGACCGGGTCGACGCCAGGGAACGGCCCAATGAAGTGATAGGAGCCGTTCACCTCGTCGTACTCGCGGAGGTGAATACCGTCCGCATCTTCCCACGCTAGGGACGGTCGCGCACCCTGATCGAACGCCAACGTGGGGTGCCGCGCGGAGGCGCTCACGGTTGGCGGCGTCACATCCCACGCGGTGACGGCGAGGTCCTCGCTGTTGGTGCGTTGGTACAGCACCCACGACCCGTCGAGGCAGATCTGCGCGAGCCAGTTCGCGCCGAACAGCGTGCCGTACTCCCCGTCGCCGGTGACACCGAGTTCTTGCGGGCCTAGGCTCCAGGCGAGGCATGGTGCCCACAGGGGCCGACCGTCCGCGTGGTACGCGCGCACGTACGACCTCGGGTCGCACGCGAGCTGGTTCGACCGGGCGCGGTTCGAGAACGGGAACGGCGGACGCTTCCGGAAGCTGTTCCTGACCGTCACTGGCGCTCGCCCATCTTCAGGCTGTACCCGGCCACGCCAATCTCGCGCCGCACGGAAGCCGTGCGCTCCCGCGCCGCCTCGATGCTCTCAGCCGGGAGGCCAACTGGGGCACCCGCCTGCTCCAGGTCGATGATGGTGCGACCCAACTCGTACTGATGCTGCGCCACCGTCGCCACCAGGTCACCGCCGGGCCAGCCCGTGATGGTGTGCTCACGATCCGGCGGGACGTACCCGCGGACGGTGACGCGCTTCGGCGTCTGCGCCGGCAGGCGCAACTGCGCCACCGCGATATCCTCAAGCAACGCCTCATTCAGCACCAGTGGGTAGAACTCGTACACCTCCAACGTCGTGTGAGCCGAACCGGCTACCACGGCCCACTGTTGAATCGCCGAGCCGCTCAACCCGCTCGTGTTCACAGCCTCGTTACGAGCGTCATGCGGCAGCACGAAGTACGCCTCGGCCACGTCCTCGCTCTCCAGCCAATGCCGCGAGGACACTTGGTACCCGTTCGCGCGGCCCGCCGCGCCGAGAACCGTCAAGAACCCCTGCGTAGCCTCCGCCTTGTACTTGATGCGGAACCCCAGGAAGCTCGCGTCGTACGCGTACGTGAGGCTCCCTCCCGTCCCGAGGCTCGTGAGGGTCGCGTACGTGGCGGGATCACCGTCCCGCACGGCGCTCGGGCTGCCCGCGTTCGTCCAGTTCGCGCCGGTCGGTTCGGGAATGCTCGCGTCCGTTGGGGGCAGGAACGGGTCGATGCCCTCCGGCAGCGCGAAGGAGCGCTCCGCGCCGATGGTCGCGTGATCAGCGTGCTCGTACTCGTACGTAATGGGGTTCGGGAAGTACGTGGTGGCCTCGCTGCTGGCGATGTTCACCACGCCGAGGTTCGTGGGGTCACGCCCGGCGATGCCACCGGCGATGACCAGCCTGACTTTCGTGATGGTGTCTTGCGCGTCGATGGGGAGCCGCTCCGTGGTGATGACGTCCGAGTACGCGATGACTGCCACGGTCGCCTCCTAACTGATGGACTCGAAGTGAACGTTCCCGGATGCGTCGACCCAGAAGGACGCGCCGCCGGGAACGGTGGCGGCGAGATCGGTGAGGGCGTCGTAGAGGGTCTTCTCTGGCGCGTAGAACACGGTGAGGGTCGCGCCCGTCAGCGGGAAGTACGTGCTGTCTATGGTGAGGGCGGAGTGCGCGTACAACTCGCACAACTCGAACGCGATGCTGCTCACGTCCGCCTCGTCCTCGAACAGGCGCGGACCAAGCACCGTGTCCTTCAGGAGTTGCTCCCCCCCCAATACGGTGATGCGCTCCAACGCATCCCGATCCCGGTCGAACGGCCCAGCCCCCGGACTATCCGTGACGGGCACGACCACCGCCGGCCCCCAGAACACCGGCGTGCCGTCGATGCTGAATTGGACGATGCCCCTGGGTGGGCACGTGATGAGATCCTGCCGCGCGTACAGGTTCAATACCTTCCCCGCGCCGGGCGGCGTGACGATCGGCGCGTCGAACCCCCGTAGGGCCACATCCCCGCCGGAGGTAACGCCGTCCGTGATGGTTTCGATGACGCCCGTGTTCATGGCGTCGCTGATGGTCACGACGTAACTCACAGGAGCCCCACCGCGGTCGTGGCGGAGTCCGTGAGGCTAACCCAGTACGCCGTTGAGGGGATGAAGCGAATACGGGCGCGGAGACCGTTGGCCCTCTGCGGTTGCCATTCGGTGATGCCGGCGACGCCCGCTAGTTCCAACTCCCACGCGCTATTGAGGCGAATGGAAGCGGCAGAGTCGAGCGCCTCGTCGAGCGCGGCTTTCGCGTGAAACACGCTGTCGTAATCGTCGGTGTTGCACATGGCGAAATCCCGCTCCAAGATCCCGACCTTGTGAATGCCGTCCCCGAACAACCCCTGCTCCGTACTACCCGGCGGTTGCACACCGTCGTAGTTCCGCAGGGGCGATTCCGTCGCCGGGTCAGCATCCCGCACCAACAGCGTCACGAGCAGGACGCCACCCGAATCGTGGAGGGTGACCGTGCGCGTGCTCATGCGGCCCTCTGCGCGTCAATCCCGCGCGTGCTCTGCGTCGTCACCGTGATCGGTTGGCTAAACGTTGCCTTCATGAGGTTCGCCGCCTCCAACATCACCGTGCCCGCCTCGCCAATCACCGCCGCGCTCGTGTTCAACTCAAGCGCCCACTGCGGCGCCGCAAGCACCGACACGGTCGCGGTCGGCAACTCCACCGTGCCCGTGGGGCTGGTCACGTCAACCAAGTCCTCCGAATCCCGGTAGAAGCGCCGCGCCCTACCAACGAACTCCTCCGCCACGTCGATCGCCTCATCGAGGAACCCCTCGAACTCGCGGTCGAAGAACGCGAACGCCTCCTCCACCCCACCGCTATGCAACAACTTGGTGAAGGTCTCGAGGAACGGCGCGAAGATCGCCTCGATGATCGCGGCCTGAATGAACGCGTCAATGACGGCTCCGAGCACGGCGTCCGTGACGCCCTCGCGCAACTGCTCCTGCCAGTCCTCGCCGCCCTTCAAGCCATCCAGGATGCCGCTCTTGAAGGCACTAGCGACGGTGGTGGCGAGTGACGCGGCGAGCTCGCGCCGTGCCGGGCTGTCGCCCGTGAAGATGTCACTGATGGCCTGGAACAGGCTCGGTAGGGTCTGAATGAACCCACCAATGGATTGCACCAACGCCCCGACTGCCGGCCCGCCCAATGCGGTACCGATGGCCGCGCCGACCTGCGTGAGGCCGCCGAGGACGCCGGTGATGTCGCCGCTGGTGATGCCCTCTAGCGCATCCGTGAGGCCACCGCTGATCTGCCCCGCGATATCGAAGCCCTTCGCCCAATCGCCGATGGCGCCCGCCGCGCCTGCGGCTTGCTCCAACTCGCGGATGATGCGCAGGAAGTCCTCGAGTTGCTCCACCGTGATCTTGCCCGCGGCGGCGGCGGAGACGAACGCGATGCGGAGTTGCTCGTACTTGTCGGGCAGGTTCCCCGTCAACGCGTCCAACTCGGCCTGCGCGGCGGCCAGGGAACGCGTGACGCTCTCCTGCGTGGCGAGCGCCTGCGACGCCGCGTCCGCTCCACCCGCCAACGCCTCCCATTGCGTCACGAGGTCACTAACGTCCGCGGCGGGGTCTAGGGCGATGATGCGCCGGATGGCGTCCTCAAGGAGCCGCATCTTGTCCGCCGCGAGCTCGTTCTTCGTCCCGAACACTTCCGCGGCGACACCGGCGGCCTCCAGGCGCGTAGTGAGGTCTTCGCGGACCAACGCGATCTGGTCGATGTCGGGAGCGTCACCCGCCGCGCTTGCGTAGATTTCGCGGAGGCGCTCGACCTCCTCGTCTGCCGCTGCGAGCCGAATGCCGGCTTGACGGAGTTGGTCTTCGGTCATGGCGGCCTGCACGGCTGCGTACGCGTCGCGTTGCTCCTCCAACGCGGCCTCTAGGAGTCCGGCGTCTGGTACGCCTGCCGTGGGGTCGCCTGGGGCGCCCATGATGAGCCCCATAGCGAACAGGGGGCTGTTGCGGATGATCTGCTCAAGCTCCGTGAGGGATGCGCCGCTGTCGGCCATCGCTTCGAGGGTGTCCATGAAGATGCGTAGCGCCTCGGTTGGGGCGTTGAACGCGCTCGCGGCGGATGCGGAGGCTAGGGCGACGTTGTTGCCCCAGTCCTCGTAATCCGACCGGAACGACTCGAGCTCCGCGGTGGTTTCGGTGGCGTACTTGTGAATGAGGAACGCGGCATTAGCGAGCGGCTCGGCCAGCACTTCGGCGCGAACCTCAGGCGCCGTCAAACCCACCGTGCCAACCGACACGTCGAGCGTGAGCGGCACGGAAACCTCGTCCCGCACCCGCCCGAACAACGCCTCGAGAAGTTGAATCTTCCCAACGACCGCCTGGTACTCCGCGCTATCGAACCCGAAGTCGACGAGCGCCGTGCGGGCTTCCTCGCGGAGTTCCTCGAGGCGCGGGAAGATGAGGTCGAACACTTCCCGCGCGCTCTTGAGGCCGTTCTCGTACTCCGCCGCCAACCGCTGCGTCCAAACGCGAGCGGCCTGTAGCGGATCGTCGGGGTTCATGAGCGCAGTGATGCTCGCGATTTCCGCTTCCTTGATGCGGATGCGCTCCACCGCGCCCGTTCGGGCCTCGTCCGTCACGGCGAGTTCAAAGTCGCGTTGCGCGGCCTGCAACTCCGCCCGCAACGCCGCAAGGCTGCCCTCGGGTGGCGGCGGGATGTTGTTCACCGCGTCGAACGCGTCATTCGCGGATTCACCGAGGCCACCCAGAACGCCGGTGGCTTCGTTCACTTGCCGCACGATGTCCTTCAACCACTCAGCGGTGATCGCGCCCGGGTTGTTGATGAGGTACAGAGCGTCCGCCAGGGCGGATTCCGCCTCGGCCAAGTCCGCCGTGAGTTGCTCCACGCGGGCGCTCACGGGGCTCGGTCCAGCCTGCGGGTGCGGGCTGAACCCGAAGAACTCCCGCACGGCGCTTGACGAGTTCAGGAACGCCTGGTCCAGGTTCCGCAGGAACTGGTTACCCTGCGCGCCGCTCAGTTGGAACTTCAGGTTGAGGATGTCCAGGCTCGCGCCTGCGGCTTGCACGTACCCGACGAGCGCCACAAGCGGCGCGAACGTCTCGGCGAGGCCGTTGCGGAACTCCACCCCGGCGGGGCCAGTGTCCCGCAGTTTCTCCCCGAACGTCTGCACCCGCTGCGCGACCGTCTGCAACGCCGGCACGACCGTGTTCTGCAACAAGGGGATGAGTAGGTCGGTCATGACGGGAATGAAGCCCGCGACGATCTCGACCTTCGCCGTCTCGAACTGCTGCGCGAGCGTAGCCATCGAGTCCTTGTACTCAACGAGACTCAAGACGGCGCCGCCGCTGATAACGAGACCCATTTCCCGCGCGGCGTCGCGGAGGTCGTTGATGCCGGTGACGCCCTGCTTCAACACGGGCACGAGCTTCTTGCCGACGTCATCCCCGAACAGAACGGAGGCGGACGCGGCTTGCTCGGCGGCGTTGGGGAGGCGACTGATGGCGTCGATCGCGTCCGTGAGGACGTCTTCCGTGTCGCGGACGTTGCCGTGCGCGTCGCGGATGGCGATGCCGAGGCGGTCGTACTCCTTGGCGTACGTGGCGTTACCCTGCGCCGCCAGGCCCAAGCGTCGGTTGAGGCTTTGCACGGCGAGGTCGAACCGCTCCGCGCTGATGCCGTTCTGGTCGAACGCGTACCGTAGCTCCTGGTACGCCTCCGCACTCAGGCCGGCGGCTTGGCTGCCTTTGTCGATCTTGTCTGCGACTTCGGCGGCGGCGTTCCCCATGCGCACCAACCCAGCGAGCGCGGCGCCCGCGGCTGCGGTGGCGATGAGGGGCAGGGTGAACGCGAGGGTCTTGAAGCCTTGCACGAGCCGCCCAATAGACAGGGTGGTCTGTTCACCGTTGGCGGCGAACCCGGCGAACGCGATGCGCATCACGTCCGTGGCGCGCGCAGCCGCCATGCCGGCGGGGCCGAGCGCGGAGAAGTTCTGCGCCAACGCGCGCGTGGTGCCAGCGGCAATGTTCGCGCTGATACCGAGCTTGCTGGTGCGCCCGTCCACCGTCGCGAGGGCGGTGCTCAAGCGTTGCGCGCCGAGCTGCGCCTGGTCGTACTCCTTCGAGGTGCGATCCATGCCCTCGGCTTGCGCCAGGAGGCTGCTGCGGAGTTCATTCGCTTGGTCCTTGAACTCCTCCATCGTGATGATGCCGTTCTCGTACTCGCGGCGGAGCGTGAGTGAGAACCGCGCGGCGCGCTTGACGGCTTCGCCGACTTCTTCTTGCGCTTTCGCTTGCCGCCTGGCGGACGCTTCGACTTTCGCGCCGGAATCCACGAAGCCCTTGGAAGCGCCCTGCTCGAACGCGCGACCAACTTCCGTAGCGACCTGCTTGCTGCGGGCGATGACCTTCCGGAAGGACGCCTCCAGCTTGGAGTCGTCGGCTAGGAGGGTGATGAATAACCGTTCGAGTTCTTCGGCGTTGCTCGGCATGACCTACCCTCCAAACCTGAGACTCGTATCCGTGACGCGGTCCTTCGCGAACGCGCCCGCCTGACGCAACCGCTTCGGGCCAAGCGCGACAAGCGCGGCCTGCGAGAGGAACCCAAGGTCGAACGCGAGATCCACGTCGTCAACAACGGCGCGGGTGAAGACGTGGGCGTGGTCCCGCTTGGTGTTGCCCGTGTCGGGCCGCATCCACGGCTCCAACCACTCCACGAACGATTCGTGCTTCGCGCCCGCGAACGACTCGAACGAGAACCCCAACCTCGCGGCGGCGGCGTTCACCCGGTACCAGTGGTTCGGGAGCCAGTTGACGAACTCGATCGCCACGCGGTACTCGAGTTCGTTCCAGACGTGGTCGAAGGTCCAGCCGGTGGCGGCGCAGATGGTGAACGCGGTCGCGAGGGGGTCTAGTTCGCTTTCTTCGCCCTCTTGGGCTTTGGGGCGTTTCCCCCATCACCCTCTGCTTGCTCCTGGAGGGCGTTGAGGAGCGCCATCGTGCCGTTGGTCAACTCGGCAACCTCCTCAGCTTCGAGAGATTGCCGGGCGAGCCAGTCGTACCGCACGTGCTCATTCTTCGCGAGCCTGCGGGTGAAGACGCAGAAGATGCGCATGAGGAACTCGAATTGCCCGAACTCCCCAGCCTCATGCCGCTGCTGAAGGTCCAGAAGTTCCACCTGGGCGCCGAACGGCAAGTCCCGCGTCAGGGGAATCTTCAGGTTGAGGACTTCAACCTCGTCGTAGTCGCTGGATGGGATAACGTCGCGGTTCTTCAGTCGAATCGGCATCATGCCTCCTGTAGAACGTCGATCTCCGCGTTCCGGTACAAACCCGGCGGGATCTCAGACCAATCAAGCCGCACCGTGGACGGCGGACGCCCACGCACGTGCAGCTCCCCCACCAGCACCTGCGTGGGGACGATGACTTCGGTGAATAGGGCCTCGCAAGATAAGACGCCGCCCCCGAGGCGACAACCGAAACCCTGAATCACCGGCTTGAGAGACTCCAGGCTGGGCACCTCGGGGACGACGAGAAGCACGGTTAGCTCGTCGGGAAGGCCCGCTCGCTTGCGCGGAACGTGACCGTCACGTCAGAGGGTCCGGTGCCGTTGAAGTTGTGATCGAACTGCGTGATGTACCCACCCACCACGATCACCTTGGAGTTCGCGCCGGCGGAGTCTTCGAAGTCGATCTTGAAGAACCCGTACGTGTTCGCGGCCTCCGCGCCATCAATCGCCGTGTACGCGGCGTCGCTGATGATCAGCTCCATCGAACCCGAGAGGGTGATGGTCTTCGCGCCCGGGCTCGCGCCCTCGATGCTCGCTTCGACGGCGGTACACCAGTTATCGAGACCGTCGTCAACGGACGCGGTGCTGCTGCCGAGGGTCCAGGTGCCTTTGGGGCACCCGAGGACGCTCCAGGACGAGGGGATGTTCCCCGCCGTGCCGGTCGCGTACGAAACTACGACATCGCCCTCGCGGGCGAACGTCATGTCACTCCTGGTTGCCATTGTCTGTCTCCTGTTCTTCCCCACCGGGGTTCCAGGTGAGGGTGGTCGAGTCGCTTGGGGGTTCTTGCACGGTCACGTTCCAGGCTTGCGCCGCCCTGGCGGGCCTGGTGATGTCAGCATCTTGCGGGTCGCCGTCGGGTTCGAGGATGCCGCGGTGGTAAAGGAAGCGGCCCGAGTGCGTCGGGCCGGTGTACTTGTCGCCTTTGGCGTGCTTAACGCCGTTGCGGGTGTGATCCCTCGCGTACCTCATGGCGTGGTTCTCCTCTCGAACCGCTGCGCGTAACCCGTGTACGGGCCGTCCCTCGGCATGCTCATGAGCACCCTGGGGACGAACTTCGCGCTTGCCAGTAGTGGCGCGGCGGCTTGCAGCATCGCCAACCCCTCGCCGGGGACGGTGCTGTACGCGTTCACTTGCAGCACGACGTTCCCGCCCGTGAGCTTGCCCCACTCGTGGTCGGCTTCGCCGGTGAGGACGTGCAGCACGAACTCACTCTCGTCACCCGGGAGTTCAAGGAGGCCGTTGGCGTCGGTCGTGAGGAACTCGCTCAGGTACACGGGATAGGAGAGGGTTTCGAGGAGGGTCTTGGCGTCGTTGATGACGTCGAGGGCGTCCATTACCGGTGCCTCTGCTTGAACTCGGCGCTTGCGATCTCACCCAGGGGGCGGGGTTCGGTGCGGTGTCGTCCGAACTCGAGGTCGCGGTAGTTCACGATGACGGTGGCCTCGAGGCCGTTGACTTCGACGCCTTGGTCGATGTTCGCGAACAACGCGCCCGTTTCCATCGCGGGCACCTCACCCGGCGCGCTTCTGGGCTCCCCGAAGATGTTGAGGTTCCGACCGCCGCGCGGTGCGGTGCGGTGCAAGTCCTTCGCGATGCCGGATAACTCCCGTGCTCGCTTGCGTAGGTGCCGCGTTGCCGCGTCCCTGATGGCCCTGCGTGCGCGGGCACCATTGTCGCCGCCCGATGTGACGGTGCTCACGCGCTCACCTCCTCAACGATCGCGTGCGAGTGCGAGTGATGCAATCGCGCGTCGAGGATGGCATACTGCTGCGACCCGATTCTGACGCGCCCGAGGGGCGTGAGGGTCGCGGGGTCCGTGAATAACTCATGCACCCCGACCTTCCCCACTCGCGCCGCGCGCTCCAATGCGCGGGTCGACGCGGGTTGGAGGTTCCCGGCCACCGTCGCGGTGACGGTGGGGTTACTCCAGTCTAGGGTGTACTCGCCGGGGTAGTTCGGGTTCGCCACCAACGCGGGCTGTAGCACCTCCACGCTCAACGAGCGCTCGCTTGCGCCGATGGCCGCGAGCATGGTGCGACCGGCTGCGAGCGTCATGGTCGCGCCCAGGGTTGGAGTAGGGCCTTGATGACGGCGGGGCCGGTCGCGGATTCGGTGACGGTCGCTTGCTCGTTACCCTCGCGGAAGCTTGTGATGCCGGCGCCGGGGTTCGTGCCGAACCACGCCTCCGCCAACGCGAGCGCCTCCACCACGCCGTCGGGCTCGTACCCGTTCGCCCACCCGGTCGTGTACGTCACGAGGATGCGGCTGGTCGGCCACTCCTCACCATCCTCCCTAACGAGCAGGAGCGGCGTGAAGCTGTAGTCATCCGCGTCGACCGCCACCCCGGCGATCGTCACGCTGGTGATGGCGGTGGCGGGACTGTACCGGAGGGGTAGGTACGGGCTGGGGATGCGCAACTGGTGCGCTTGACTGGTGTGCGTCTGCTCGTCAAGGTGCCCGTTCAATAGGCGCTCCACGAGGGCCCTGGCTTGCGTGGCGGCGCTCACGATACCCACCTCCTCTCAAGATCGAACGACTTGCTGTACTTATCCGGGTTCCGCGACAAGGGGTTACGCCTCGCCACCCGCACTTGCCTGTGCTGCACGGGGTGAGGGAGCGCCACGAGCGGTTTGATGCGCTCCTCGTGCAACACGCTCGACAACCAGATATCAATGGGACGCGACCCGGCCTCGAACACGTGAACCGGCGCGGCCTTGAGGAAGGACAGGGGCAGGTACACGCACTGCGCCCCGCTTAGGTTGCGGTTCTCTAGGAGTTCGTACAGTCCGGCTTCGATGGGGTCGCGGCGTTGGATGGCGTGCGTGATGCTGAGCCCGTACCGTTTGCCCATGTAGTGCGCGACGTCGTGGAGGTACAGGTACGTGACGCGCCCGACGGTGCGCGCGAGGTCGAGGAACCTGCGGAAGTCGGGGGCTAAATCGATGTCGTCTTCGCAGAATAGGAGGTCTTGGTTGGCTTCGAGCGCGTACCGGATGGCCCTGGCGCTGACCATCGCGTTGCCCCTGCCGCCGGCGGGCTGCTCCTCGTCGCACGGGGACAGGAACACTTTCGGCGTGAGGCCCGCGGCTTCCAACTGTGGGATGGTTTGCTCGCGTGCCTCGCTGCGTTGCTGGCAGGAGATGACGCTCGTGATCACGTCGCCTCCGGCGTGCGGAACGTCGGACTCGTCCACGGCGGGCGAGACCCACGCAACCGCACACTCCCCTGGTCATCGTGATCAACCGAGTTCGGGACGGCGACGAAGATCCCGCCGAACAACCTGGCGCGACTCTTAATCCAGAAATCAAAGCCGGTCACGAACCCGCGCCACACATCCGCCTGCACCACCGGCTCCGCCAGCGGCGAACCGTCAGGTTGCATGAACTCCTCCGGGTGATCCAACCCGTACGCGACCATCGCGGGCGGGAGGTACACGGCTTGACTACCGAACCAGCCTTTGTTCTCGTCGTAGGCGGGGACGGGCAAGAGCGTGACCGGCAACCGCGCCGCCTTGCTTACCCCCGGTGGGTATAGGCGTGGCTTCAAGGCGCAGAACGTCACCACCGCCCTCGCGTCGACAGCCATGCGCAGGTGCCGAAGGTACAGGCGGGGATTCACGAGGACGTCATCCTCGTAGAACACGAGGCCGTCGGGGTCACCCGCCGCGATCTTCAGCGCGTCGTACCCGCGCCTTCGCACCTCGGGGGCGGTGTGAGCCACGCGCTCCGCGACGCTTTCGACAATGACGGGCTCGATGCCTGCCGCGCGCAACTGCTCGACGCTCTTGGGGCGCCGCGTGCTCGCGCGGGACACGTGCGAGAGCATGACGTGCTTCACGCGAACCTCGCGATGATCACCCCGCGCGGGCAGGGAATGTAGAACCCGCGAATGAGGCCACGCGCCTCCAGTAACTCCACGCGCTCGCGGACCATGCCGTTCTTGTGCTGCGGGCCGCAATCGTGGAACACCAGCACGGCGCCAGGCGCGAGGAATGGTCGCGCGGCGGTGAACTCCAAGTCGCGCTCCCAATGCGAATCGAAGAACGCCACGCCGTACCGTCCGGGGCCGGGCGGGGCTAGGTTCACGGTGTCGTACGAGCCCGTGAGGACGCGCGCGGTGGGCAAGCGGCGTTGCACGGCTCCCGCCCGCTGCGGGTTCAACTCCACGGTGGTCACGGTCCCGTGCCCGTTGCGGGTCACGGCGTCGACCATGCGGGCGGTGGTGTCACCCATGTACGCGCCCGTCTCGAGAACGTGATCCGGGTGCGTCAATCTGATGACTCCCCAGAGGAAGTCGCCGACCTCGTCCTCGGCGGATTGTTGATGTTGGGCGGTGTACGCGTTGGGGTGGTTCGCGCCGGGCGCGATCTTCGTGATCACGGGGTCACCTCCAGCCGGGGCAGGTCGAAGCTCATGCTGCGCTTGATCTTCCCGTCCTCCGTGCGCGCGGTGCGATCGTGCCTGTGCTGCACGGGGTGCGGGAGGGCAATGTTCGCGGGTGCCTTCGCGGCGTTGATGGCTTTCACCATCGCGCCGTCGAGTGGTTCGCGGGCCGCGTTCGCGAGGATGCGCTCCAGGTGCGGCAGCACATGCTGGGGGACGAGCACGCATTGCGTGCCGTACAACCACCGGGGTGGGATGACGCGGTGCAGGCGCCGCTCTTGTGGTTGGCGTTTCAATATGCTGTCAGCCGCGTCGTTGCCTAGCCAGGCTTGGAGGCGTTCGCGGCGGTCATTCAGATAGAAGTACGTCACCGCCTCCGAATCCCGGAGGGCGGCGTCCAACTGTTGCGGGAAGTCCTCGGCCAAGTCGATATCGTCCTCAACGAACAGGACGGGCGTGTCGAGGGTCATCGCGTGCCGCGTGGCCTCTAGGCCGATGCGGCCGTTCGAGCCGGGCGGCGTGGGTTCGCGGCACTCGTCAAGGAACGTCGTCACGGCGAGCCCGGCGGTCTCGAGTTGGGGGATGGTGAGCGCCCGCGCGGTGGTGCGTTGCGCGCAACTGATCATGACGCACGCGACGTCACTCCTCGCCCGCACCGGCCCTGGCCTCTAGTTCGCGAATGAGTGTCACGCGGGCGCGGCCCGCCCGCTCCGCCTCCAACGCCGCAGCCGCGGCGATGCGGCCATCATCCACGGCATCCAACACGGCAGTGACGCTCAGGCCGCTAATGTCGGGGGTGACGCGGATGGGTTTGGGTCTTGGGGTGGGTTCTAGGATGCGGAACTTGTGCGCGTACCGCCGCACCACATCCGCTGGCACGTCCCCCACCTCACCGCCGGATATGGTTCCGGCCCCCCACGAGAGGGAGCCGGAACCTAGTTTCTTGACGCGCATCCTTACCGGAGGCCCGCCGCGATGCCATCGATCAGCACCAACGCCGCGCTCTTGGCGTAGTTCTGATCCGTGCGAGCCGTGAGCGTGTACTCCACCACGCGCTTGCGGGGGTTCCACTCGCTATCGAGCGTGATGCCGCGCTGCACGCCCCACACGAGGTTCTGCGCGGAGGTAAGCACGGCCTCGTCACCCGCCAGGTGCGGTTCCGCGATGACGGGAATACCGAAGTACCGCAGCGCCGACTGGCCGTTCACGAGCACCTGATCCGCGAAGGCGGTGCCGCGTTCCGTGAGTTCATCGGCGTACGCGAGCGTCGTCTTGTACGGCACGAAGAACGTCGGGCTGAGGTCGGGGCGGGCGGCGTAATCGTACGCGTACACCTTGAACGCGCCGTTCAGGATGGCTTGAACGGTCGTGTCGCTGGCGGCGTCGTAATCGACGACGCTGCCGTCGGCTTTGGCGATGTCGATGATGCCGTCGTTGATGCCGAGGAAGTCATCGCTGTTGTCCTCGTCGCCGTTCCAGAACAGGTCGTTGTAGTCGTTCCCGGCTTGCGTGGCGAGATTCGCGGCGATGTGATCGTTGATGTTCCCGCGCTCGATGTTGTCCTCGATGAAGGACAGGCTGATGTCCTCCGCCCAGATGGTCTCGAGCGTGGCGAGGGACCGGCGGGCGGTCGTGAACGCATCCGCGGCGGTCGGGGCTTGCGCCTCAGCCGCGAGGCGCAGCTTCCGGGATGCCGTGACGAGCTCGTCGAGGTACGCGCTGGGGCTGCTCATGCGGCGGATGTTCACGCGCGACAGCGCGACTTGCTTGCTGATGAGGAAGTCCAGGAACTGGCTTTCCTGGTCGGGGTTGAGCTTCCCGTACGAGGCGAGGGTCGTGCCGCTGGTGATGGCGCGGTACATGCCCTCCTTCGTGCCCGCGGCTTCCTTGAGGGCGGCGACGTCGCGGATGAAGACACCATCCCAGATGCTCTCCGCTTTCGCTTCCCGGTCGGGGGTGGTGATGGCCATCGTCGCGAGGCGCACGTGCTCCCGCACGTCGTCTTGCTTGGCTTCGAGGTCGATCAGGCGTGCTTCCAAGTCCTTGACGGCCTGGTCGTTGGGGCTGCTGTCGCGTTCTTGCTTGTGCGCGAGTTGCTTGCGGAGGTCACTGACTTCCTCGGCGAGCGTCTCGAACTTCCGCTGGGCGGGTTCGATGACGGCCTTGGCGGCGTCCATGACTTCCTTCTGAATCTCCGTGTATTCCACTTGGCACGTTCCTTCCGCCACGCGTGGGGCGCGGCTGGTCACTGGGTCTCGTTGCTCGTGCGGTCTGTGTGGGCGGCGCAATGGTCCGCGCTTCTACCCCCGTGGGGGGAGCGGGCCGGTGTTACCGAGTGATGTTGCGTATCGCCGAGATGACCTCTTGGGTCGTGCGGTACTCGCGGATCGCGGCGAGCGCGTGCATGATGCGCTCATCCCGCGAGTCCGCCTCGTGCGGCTCCGTCCGCGACCAGGTCTCCCGGAGGAAGTCCAGGTCGGCGGCGCGAGCGTTCGCGAGCGCGTCCGGGTCGGCGGGCACCGCAACGGCGCTTGCCTCTAGGAGGTCGAAGGACTCGACCTGCCCGCGCTGGTTGAAGACGGGCATCCACCCGATGCTGGCGGCGTTGAGGAACCCACGGCGGTACTTGCTTTCGATCTTCTGCGCGAACGTGTCCTCGGGGTCAAACACGGCGTCGGCTTGCATCACGCCGTGGTCATTCAGGCGGATGTTGTCCCACCGTCCAATGGGGATGTTCCCGCGCATGGGGTCGCGCCCGTGCTGCCACAGCATGACGGGGTTACGCCGGAAGTTCTCGAACCGGAACAAGGATTGGTCGAGGGTGAGGCCGTCGCGTTTCTCACCCGGCGTGGAGAGGGTGAACGGCAACGGGCCGGCATCGTTCGCAGACTCGGTTAGTGCTCTCGTCCATTGCAGCATGCGTGCTCACCTCCAATCGCGTCATGTACGGCTTGGCCTTGGGGATTCTCGGGTAGTGGCGGGCCTTGATGGCGATCCCGCCACGCGCGGAGCGAACTAGGGTAGTGCGCACGTCGCCACCTCCCTGGCTAGTTCCTTGCCCGCTGGTCCCTTCAAGCGCTCTAGGTACTCCAATGTGGTCTCGTCGTCGTGCCGCTCGGGCAGGGCGGGGGCGCGGGTGGCTTCGAGTTCGTCGCGTGGCGGCGCCCAACCATCGGGGTACCCTTCGCGTTTCGCGTGCTCCATCCACCCAGCGACCGTGCCGCGCCAAGCGCGGTACCACCTATCCGCCAACGCGTCACGCCGTAGGCGCTTCACCTCGGCGCGCAGCACTGCGGCCTCGAGTCGCGCGTACGCCCGCTCCGGCTCCGCCTCGGGCGGCGGTGGCGCCGGTAGCCCCTCCTCGTCCTCCTCACCCTCCGCTTGTGGCGCGGTGGGGGTCATGCCGGGGGGTGGCGCGGGCTCCAGCGTGTCCTTGATCGTCACGTTGCTCGGCACCAAGTACACTTCCCCATCCGGCTGCGGATCCCTGTCGATGGATTCCAAGTACTGGTTGACGGTGATGACGCCAGCCTTCAAGTCGTTCAACGCCAACTGCTGCTCCACCGTCTTGTCGACATCGACGGGGTCTTGGAACTCGAACCACAGGCCGTCCGCGCCGCGAATGGTGGGGAGTAGGAGCGTGTTGATCGCATCCTGGTACCTAGCGAGGCGCGGCTTCAGCGCTTGGCGTTGGTACGCGACCATCGCCGCCTCGCTGTTGGCGCGGTTGAAGTCCTTGCTTTGCCCGAGGACGGCGGGTGGGACGCGGAACATGGCGAGGATCTGCTCGCGCGTGAAGTCGCCGAGCTCTAGGAACTTGAGGTCTTGCATGGGGATGCCGATGGGTTGGTACTTCGCGCCGGTGCCCAGCACGGCGAGCTCGCCGTGGCGTTGACTGTACTTCTGCCGCCAGGATTCTTGAATGGCTTCGGCTTGGTCTTTGGTTAGTTCCTGGTCGCTGCTGATGAGCCCGGCGGGGATGCCGCCGTCGTTGCGCATGACTCCGTACGCGTACGCCCGCGTGTACAGGTCGAGGTGCTGGGATGCGGCGGCGGCGGCGAGTTGAGATAGTGCGCTCCACGGGTCGAGCGGGTGGGGGCGCTTGATCCAAATGACATCCTCGGCTGGGATGATGCGGGGGGCGTGGCCGGGGATGAGGACGCGCCAACCGGAGTGCTGCCCGTTGGTGAACACGGGTTCCGTTACCCAGTGGGGGTATAGGACCTCGAATCCCTGCGCCGTGGAGCGGGTCGTGGGGCGGATGATGTGCCAGAACGCCATGCCCGTCAAGCTGAAGTGCAAGTCGGTGAGTTCGAGCACTTCGGCGAGGGTCTGCTTCGGGTTGGGGCGTTGCAGGAACTTGGCGAGTTCGCTGTCGGGTTGCGCGTCCCAGTCTTCCCGGGCGGGGCCGGTTTGCCGCCACACGTCCCATTCGCTGCTGCGCACGTCCTCAGCGATGAGGGTCGCGGCGGCAGCCACCCAACCCACGGCAGAGCCCAACTGCTCACTGGCGGTATCGAGCGGTTGCGTGTCCGGCGCGGACGACGGGAGGATGGTGTACACGCTTGTGGTGGGGCGTGGTGTGGGGGTGGGGGTTGCGCGGAGGCCGAGGCGCTCCAGGAGGCCGCGGCGACGTTGTGTAGGCACGGTGGCCTCCTCTCAGAAGATCTGCAACGGTTTACCAACGAGCGCGTGATGCAACGCGGCGAGGGCGTCAACCACGTCATCGTGCGGGTCTTTCAAGCCGGTGAAGTTCAACACCTCATCCAACAGGGTCGACACCCACGGGCCGTACTCTGGCGCGGATTCGCTTGGCACGGCGATCTTGCCGTCGTTCCACATGGCGGCGGCGGGTGTCGCGCGAGTGAACTTGTCCGTCGTGGCTGGTATGGCGTCAACGGCGATGCCGCTGCGCTTCATGAACGACTCCAGGCCCTTCTCGGTGCCGCTGCGAAGCCACGTGAGGCGCTTCACGGCGCGAGCGACGAGCAGGTCGAAGAAATCACCGGCGTCCATCTGCTCGCGCATCATGCCCGTCAGGTAGATGGTGCCGCTCACGACGCGGCCAGAGAGGGCCACGCTGTAATCGGCGTGCGTCTTGGCGGTGTACGCAGCGTCGAACCCAACACCTGCCTTGTACGCGCCGTCAGGGATCTTGTCATACGTGGTGACCCCCTTGAAGACGGCGCCGCCGCGTGGGCGCGGCTCGCCTTGGTAGATGCTCCACCAGTCGTACTCGCCCATGTCGACGCGTTGCTTGTTGAGGAAGTCGAGTGGTCGTTGTGACGGCCAGAGTGCTTCGCCGTTGTCGTCGATGGCGGGCAGGTTCACGACGGGCCACCCGCCCTTGACGCGCCGCCCGCTGGGGTCATCCGTGTGCCACCGTGTGGCGTTCAGTAGGAGGCTGGCGCCGGGGTGGAGGCGCGTCATGACCGTGGACGTGAGGAACCCGTCGACGGCTTCGCGGATGGTGGGGCTCTCGGCGTCCTGGCGGTTCTTGAGGAGATCGTCGGCGACGAACACGCCGTCGATGGGCCGGCCCGTGAGTTGCCCGCCGACGCCGGTCCACACGATGCCGCCGCCTTGCGGTGTGATCCACTCGTCGAGCGTTTGCCGCTCCAGGGGCACGAGGGCGCGGGCGGCGATCGCTGCGGCCTTGAGGCTCTGCGAGCGGGCGAAGTCGATGCTGTAAGTGCCGTACCCGTGCCGGCGCTTCGGGTTGCGCAGGAGTTCGCGAACGAGTAGGTGGAATAGGGTGAGGCTCTTGCCGTGCTGCGGGGGGACGCTGCTAACGGCTCGCACTTCGCTCTTGGTGGCGCGCTCGAATAGGTCGACGAGGGGCGCTAGGTGCGTGGGGGGTTCGAGGTCTGGGGATACTGCGGGCACGAACTCGGTGAGGTCCAGCTTGGCGAGGCGGTTGCGTTTCTCGCGGGCTAGGCGTTCCGCGGCGAGTTCGTCGCGGTAGTTAGAGAAGCCCGGCATCGCGGAGGGCCGCGTCGAGCTCGTCGTCGGTCATGGCGCTGGGGTGCTTGCGGAGCGTGACTTCGTGCTTGTCGGTGAACATGCCGAGGTACTTGCCGAGGTTCGTCCATGCGGTGACTCGTGGCCCGTCGGTGGCGGCGTTCTCGGCTTCGTGGAGTAGGCCGCGGATCACGTCTTCGACGGTGACGAGGGCTTTGTCTTCGACCTTCTCGCGGAGGCGGTCGATCTCGGCTTTGATGTGGGGTTTTTCCAGTAGCTCATAGGCTTGCCTGCCTGCGTTGCGGTACCCGGCTTCGCGGGCTGCTTCGCTGGCGCTCATGCCTGTTACGAGGTGGCGGCAGAATGCCCGTTGCCGCTCTGTGAGCTTGGGCATGCCGCCCTCCCTTCGATTGTGTGCGGGGTTTGGGTTGGGGCCGTGACCCCGACGTTGGGGTACAAGTCACCAGTGGTTTTGGTGGTTCGTGGTCAGGCCCCAGCCCAGTGGTGGACGCGCCGCGATTCGAACGCGGGTTCCGGCCCCGGTGGGGGTCGGCTCGCCTTGTCGCGCCCAAGAGAAATCCCCGCAGGCCGCAACCTACGGGGTGGCCGCGCAGCCCGAGGGCACGCGCGGGGGGGGATTTGTACCTAGCAGCCTCCCAAGCCGCTCGCGGGCCCTTGGGTCACCACTAGGTACTAGCATCCTAGCACACTCAACTTTCCACACCCCTACAGCAGCGCCTTGAGAAAGAACCCAGCTATCACCAGGCCCGCAAACGCACAACCGCCAATCACAACGGTTGTGGCCGCGACCAACCATGCGGGCGTCACCGGCATCCCCATCTCGCGCCTCCAAGCGCGTTCCTCGCGCTCGTCAACGAGTTGGTGCAAAGCGACCACGGTCACGAGTAGTCCCAGCAGCACGTACATCGCGCCAACCGCGTAGTAGATACCGGGATGTTCCATTACGCGCTCGCTTCCTCGCCTGTCGCGGCGGAGGCATCCATGAACGCCCAGGTGAGCGCTTCGAGTGGCGTGTCGCCGTCATGTTCGACCGTGCGCACTTCCAGGTCGCCACTATTTCCGTCTACTTCGAGGCGCGAGATGGCCGCCTCGTACTTGTGGTGGCTCTTGGAGAACGTCGTGGAGCCAACGCGCCACACCCAGCCGCGTGCTTCTATCATTTCGATAACGACGGGCAGCGAGACGGGGTGGTTGACGGGCGCTTCTAGGGTAGAGAACGACTCTGGAAGCGTCATTGGCGTTCCTCCATCGGGTACGGGCACGGGCGGCATAGGCTGCTGCTGCGTTGCTTCTCGGTCATGGTGTCCCATGCGAGTTGGAATGCGGTCTCGAGTTCGTCGAGTGCTGCTTCGCGGGTAGTGCCGAAGGCGCTGATGCCGCGCATCTCGTGAACGTAGGCGAGCCAGTCGCCGTCGGGGTCCTTGTCGGGTGTTACGAACCCGATGTGCAGGTCGTAGACGGTCACGTGTCTGCTCCTATCCCGGCGCGTTGCGCGATCGCGAACGTGATGGTCGGGTTGATCGTGTCCTCGCCGAGGAAGGCGGCGTCCAACTCTGGCGTGATGACCTCCACCGTCGCGAGTGACGCCGTGAGTTCCAAGGCTCGCGCGACGCCGAGCGTGATGAGTGCCCTCGGGTCATTGTGCCTTCGCAGGACGGGCGTGTTGTGCCGGTTCCGGTCGAGAATGAACGGCGCCCGAGCCGTGCTATCCCGGTACGCGGCGTGCAGTTCCGCGAGGGCGCGGGGTGGCGTTAGGGTCTCGGCGAGTTCGGCGGCTTCCTTCCAGAGGTACACGCCGAGGGTGACGTTGCCGGGCCACCGGTCGTGGTCGATGCGCGCGAGGATGCGATAACCCGGGGATATGGGTTCGTGCCGGGGGAGTTGCTTCCGGAAGCCGCTGGCGGTGCTTCGCCCGCCGTGACTGGGGGGCATGTCGCAGAACGTGCGGTAGTCGGTCGTGACCGCGGGCCACTCGCCGGTGTTGTGCGCCCTGCGGAGGTGCGGCCAGAGCGCATTCGCGGCTGCCCTGCGCCAGTGCGGCGGGAGGTCGCTCACGCTCGGCTCCCTTCGCGCTTCACCTGGTCCACGATCCCGGCGATCAGGGCGTCCAGGTCATTCCCGAAGTCGAACCACATCTCGCCGGGCTCGAAGATGTGTGACGCGTCTGGGTCGTCGCGGGTCTTGAACGGTTCGGTCTTGGCGTACACGACCCAATCGCGGCTCTTGAGGCCCCGGGTTCGCATCACGCGGACGTACACGCCGTCGACGAAGTGCGTCATGCTCTGCTCCCTTCGAGGATGCGCGCCCGTTCGCTCTCGTACTCGGCTGGTGTCGGGTTCGACTCCGCCAACCTAGCGAGCGCCTCCGTCACGCGCCTCGGGCGGTGCGGCCAGTGAAGGACCGTGCATTGCCTGGCGCCCGGATGCCCGGCGGCTCGCGAGTCGATCGTGATTCTCGTCTTACGCGGCACGGTCACCCCCAACAGCGCGCCAAGCGGGAATCCCCGCGAGCGTCAGGCGGTACAAGCCGAGACCCTCGTGCTTCACCAGGCGCTTCGCCTGTAAGGACCGGGCGATCTGCCGGCACGAGTTCGCGGCGAGACCGAGCGGGTTGTTCTCCACGTCGAGGAGTTGGTCGTACGGCATGACGCGCAAGAGTTGTCTCTGTGGGTCGGTGAGGCGCACGCCCGCGATGGGCTTCGGGCGTTTCCGTTTCGGTCGTGGTTTGGGCGTGGTTGGTGGCGCGTACCGGATGCGTTCGCGGGCTGCGCGGGTGAGGATTGCGGCGGCGGTGCGGTAGTGCCCGCGGGCGGCGAGCGCGGCTTTGACGCCGTTCGCGCCGGTGGCGGGGTAGTACCGGCGGAGGATCCCGAGCTCTTGGGGTGTCCACGTGGTGGGGGCGCGGGTGATTTGGTTGAGGGCGACGCGGGTCTTGATGGCGCTGATGGTGCGTTGGTACCCGGCGGCGTGTAGGGCCTTGTGGGCTTCGTGAACGCCGCCGCTTGGGTACGTGGCGTGGAGGATGCGTAGTTCCTCGGGGCTCCATTCGCGGCGGTCGGTTGTGATGCCCCATTCGCTGGCGTAGTGGCGGATGCTGGCGATGCTGCGCGGGTGCCCGGCGGTGACGAGGGCGGCGCGGGTGGCTTTGGCGCCGCTGGTGGGGTACGTGGTTTCGAGGATTCGTCGCTCCTCTCGCGTCCAGGCGCGACCACCGCTCATGCTGGTTCCTCGGCGGCGATCACAGCGATGACGCGGCCCGTTCGGTCGTAGGACCAGTACTTCGCGGCGTTGATGACGCCGACGGTGGAGTCCTCCGACGTGAGCGCGTCGAGCAGCCCCTTGACGAGGTTGTCCAGGTCGGGCTTGGCCTGGTGGAGTCCGCCCAGGCGTGAAGCTTCCTCGCGGCGCTTCTTGCTCCAAGATTTCGGGAAGGGCATGTGGAACTGGACGTCGACGCGGAAGATGCGTCCTGGGATGCCTTTCGCGGCGGCGCGGATGTCGTCTCGGTAGGCAAAGTACCGGGTGACGGCTGGTCGCTTGGCCCACTTGTCTCGGCGCGTCATGCGGGGTTTCGGCACGGGCGTGATTCGCAGGTCGAGCTTGTGGTCGCCGTTCGCTGTGCGACTCATCACGCTCCCTCCCGGCAGGTGCATTCGCGCAAGCGACGGCGGAGGTCGTGGTTCTCGTCGCGGAGTTCGCTCATGGGGTTCGCGGTGAGGAGCGCGGCGAGGAACAACCCGATGGTCCCGCCGAGGATGATGCAGCCGAGGTACGCGAGCATCAGAACGGCGCCCTTCCCGTCGCGGACGCGTACGCCATCTGCCACGTGCCGCCAGTCGCGACCAACTTGCGCTCGTGAATCACGCCGTACTGCCGGCGGTACACGCACCACGCGTCAAACTCGCGCTCCAACCACATGCCCCGCTCGCGGAGTTCAGATTGCGCCTTGTCGAACGTCATGCTGCCCCCTCACCCGGACGCCACGCGGACGCCCCAGTCGGCACCCGGAAGTTCCGACCATGCGCGAAGTTGAACGTCTCCAACGGCATGAGGCGATTCATGATCCGCTGCCCAAGAAACTCGCTAGCCTGCTTCGCCGTGAGGTTGCTCGTGACGATCGTGGAGCGACGCGCGTTCTGCCGCGCTTCCGTCACGAAGTACAAGATCCGCTTCTCCAACTTCCCGTCCCCCGCCTCACCAGCGCCGATATCGTCAAGCACCAGCAACTCCGGCATGGACAGGCGCGTCACTGCGCCCGCCTCCGTTTGCCCCTGCCCGTCATATCCGGCGCGGACCTCCATCGCGACCCGGCCAATGTTCTCCATGCGAGCGTGAAACCCGGCGTGAATCGCGGCCTTCACGAGAAGCGCGGCGGCCTGCGTCTTGCCCGTGCCGGGCGGGCCGGCGAGAAGCGCGTTGTGGCCTGACTCGATGATTCCCGTGATGTTCTCGCACGCGGAGCGTAGGGCCGGCAGGGGGTCTAGTAGTTCAAGGGTGTCCCACTCCATGTCGAAGTACCTGGCGCCGATGCCGCTGGCTTCGACGGCGGCGCGGACGAGTTGCTCGTTTCGGCGCCGCTCGCAATACCCGCACGCGAGTCCGGCTTCGGTGCCGTCGTCGCGTTGGAAGATGATCCACCCGCCGCTGCAATGCGCCTCGTGCGCTTCGAGGGGCGTCAGGGCGCGGAGGGCCTCGGCGGTTGGGATCGCGGGGATCTCAGACGCGAAGGTGCTGGTCACAGTTTGCCTCCGGTGCTCAAGAGTTCGGCTGCTGTGGGAGCGGCGGTGAAGTCGTCGCGGTCGGGTAACGGTTGCGGTTTGCCGTTGCTCTTGCGCTTGTCGAGCGGGAACACGCCACGCCAACCGTTCTCGACGCTGCGTTCGAGCATCGCGTTCGCGTCGCCTGGCGTGGCCGCGAGCTTGTCGAGGAGCTTCGTCGTTTGGGTTCGCGTGAGCGCGTGCCGGATCTCGCGGCGGTGCTTCACGAAGTCGGCCCACACGTTCGGGTCCAGGAAGCCTGGAAGGTCAACCGTTGCGGGGTCGAACTTCGCCGCCCCCCTTGGGGGGGTAGGGGGGGTGTTCTTCTTCGTTATCTCAGTCTTTGTGTAATCAGTCTTTGTAGCAGCGGGTTTTCCGGCGACGGTTTGTCCGGCGACGGTTTGTCCGGCGACGGATAACCCGTCCACGGTTGATTTGCCGTTCTGCACGCGCTTCGCTCCGTGGACGGGTTTCCCGTCTACGGTTCTCACGTCGTCCGTGACGTTGTACTCGGAGTCGCCGAGGGTGCCGTCCGGCTTGCGCGTCTGGCGCCTCGTGATGTACCCGGCGTTCTCGAGTTCGCGGATCGCGGCGCGGAGCGCGTCGCGGCCGTCTCGGCTGAGGGGTTCGAGTTGCTCGAGGTGGTACTCCCAGTCGTCGGGGAAGCTGAGCATCATGGCGAGCGCGCCCTTGGCTTTGAGGCTGAGGGCGGGGTTTCGGAGGGCGGCGTTTCGCACGACGGTGTAGTCGCGTGTCGGCCGGTTGCGGTACCGCTTGCTCATGAGTCTGGGCTGCTCCCCTCCTCTGGTGGCGCGAACATGTGCGGCGGGTGCAGAATCATGTCCGCCTCGTCTGGGCTGCGGTCGTGCTTGCGCGAGTTGCATTCGGCGCAGGCGGTAACGAGGTTGTCGAGCGTGTTCCGTCCGCCTCTGCTGACGGGCGTCACGTGGTCGATGACTAGGTTCTGCCGGGCGCCGCAGTACCGGCAGGCGTAGTAGTCGCGCTCGTAGACGTTGCGGCGCTTGGTGGGTGATATCGCCTTGCGGGTTGTGGTCTTCCGTTCTGGTTCTGGGTTTGGCCACGTGACGTATCGACCGCTGCCCTGGTAGTGACGAAGGTTCATGATCACGTCGGCGCAGCGTCCGCAGATCTGCGTGTCGTTGATGGGAATGGCGTCGGCTTGGTACTCCACTCCTTCGCAAAGGGCGCATTCGACAACAGCTACGCGTTGTGTCCGCCCGTCGTACGACTCCCACTCGACGTAAAGGCCGTCGTCATCTGACAGCACAACGTGGGATCGAAACGAGTCAGTCATCGTCGGCCTCGTCGATGTCGAGCCCTTGCGTGGCTTGCGCGAGTAGCGCGTCGAGCCCGTGAACGGGGCAGT